ACCGTCCCATGATACGAAGATAGGATCTGTATGTTTTGCGTAAGCATTAAAAAGTTTATTTTACAGATCTCCGGTATTTAAAGCATGTACAAATCCGGGTAATACCTGTTTAGTAGCTCTGATAATTAAATAGTTAAAGAAACCTCCTATAACCTTTAATTCGGTTGATGGATTAAATAAATTTCGAGGTCTTTAATCTATGTCATCTGGAGATGAAACATTAGTTATTTCACCAGTTTTTACTAAAACTTCCAGGATTGAAGGTATTTTCTTGGTTATTTTTGCTTATTCTAACCCTTTACGATATCTCTCTCTTTTTGACTCTTCGAATGAGGATAAGTAAGAATCAAGAGATGTATCAAAATCTAATTAAGCATAATAGATGATTCCTTCGATTATCTTTGGTAAGAAAGTGTTTTATAAAAATAAAGTATAATCATTCATCATCTCAGGGTTAGGATGTAATCGCCCTCCTCCATGTCGACCCAATATGGTGTAATATTAATTTATAATACAAGATTCGTGAGCTACACTTTTATATAGACCTTTTTAGTCTTCAAATTATATTCCTGATCTAGTGTAATCGTTAACGACATGTTTGTTACAATTACATTATTTTAATAGATTATTATATAGATTATGATCTATAATTTGAGCAGAATATTTTAATGTAACAGGGCTTTTTCCTGGAATTAAGCAATCTTTATAAAATCTAGCAGCTGGGACATGAAATCGGTATAATTTTTGATGTTCTTATTTTCTGCCCCATTATTGTTCGAATGTTTCCAGCTCTTAATCCAATAATGAGTGATCTATTTCGCCAGCGAACTAAAATAATTAATGGAATTAAGATTTTTATGAAACAGCTCTTAAATATGAAAAATCAGTTTTCTTATGTTTCCTGTTAACTCTTTCGTATTATTAATATCTCCTAGGGTATGTAGGAAAGGTTACAGGTTCTAAGTTCTTTAGGATAGTTGAAGCTGCTGTTCCATGTTTTAAAATTGATCTAATTCTGGATTTTAATTAGACCTTTCTTTAGTGGGATTTCTTAGTTTAAAAGGCTTTCTTCATAGTTTTAGAGAGTTTTTCGATATTTGGTTTTATACCTTTATTTATTAATTTGTTTGCTGCTTTTTCCAAATATCCAGAAAGCTTTTATTTAAAAGACTGATGAATTTTATTGGATCCTATGTCACCCACAAACTTCTTCACATAAAATATTTTATTAATATAGGTATCCAATCTTAAAGGATGCTTCTTTTCAGGGATGAGATTACTGACCGCCCACAATAAGAACGCTATCATCATTGGTAGTAAGGTTCCAAAAGTCAGAGAAGCTATTAAAGAAGCGATTAATACGGCAGAGATATTTTGTGATGATTTAACCGCTACCTCTTTAAGTTATTATCCCGCGGATTCATACATTTGTTATTTGGACTTAAAATAGTTTAAACCAAATGCTACTACTCCGAAATCCCCTTATCCATCGTTAACTTATTATAATAAACCAGTTTGAGCAGCAGATTTTTCGATGGCGACTCTGTAACAATTAAACATAATTTTTTCTTATGTGTCATTTAAAGGGGTATCTTTCTTAATTTATCCTTATGATTATAAAAATAAAGAATATGATACAGTTAATCTTCTGTAGAGGGTTCTCTGATTCAAGAAAGAATCGGTGTTGATAAGGAACTCATTCACTTTGTCAACGTGAGAATTTGGTAATAAAATATGGTCGATATCCACGGACCTTTTTCCTTCAATTATATCTTCAAATGTATGACCTTTTCCCAAGATTCTTCTGACTGGATATACTCTCTAAAAAGAATTTTCTGTTATTTGTCCGACCTATAAATATCCATCAGTAGATTCAGTCCATTTCATTACGTAAACGGAAACCATAGCTAAGTTATCTCCTATTTTTACCCTCATTCTCTCGGCCCACATTGTAGTTCCTGCAGAAGTGGTCATAACTCTTTATTGAGCTTCGAGGAAATCCCATTAAAATACCGGATGTTAGTAAGAATATTCATTGTCATTAGCGATCATGTCGCAGAGTGGTGTTCCGGACAATCCGCCAGTTATAACGGCTGAAGCTTCATTGTCAT